ACTTCATGTTTAATACGGTTCTCATTTCTTCACCTCATGCGCTTTTTAGGGCTTAAGCATAACCCTTTTATTTGATTTTAGAAATAAAATCATTTTGTTCTTTTCTAGTTTTTAATCCATAAATAATCTTTGGCAACATCATTCTTAATGTGTTATCCTTTGTTTTAACATTTACTGCTTCTTGACAATCAACGATTCCAATTTTTTTTGACATTGTCTTACACCTCATGCGCTTTTTAGGGCTTAAGCATAACCCTTTTATTTGAGTTGTTATAAGTAACTCATTGATAAGCCTTAAATCGTTTTTAAGGCTCATTATCAATCACTTATATATATGTATAACTTCAAACCCTAGTATGTATTCACTATATGATACATAATAATCATTATAATCACTTATCATATTTTTTAATAAGCCATTAAAAACCATTTCACCGTTTAACATGATTCTTACAAGATTTTTACCATTTAACATGACTTTATACCAATTTAAACGCTTATCCACAATAACCCCCTATGGCGCTATGCCGTATCACTTCAATATCATTATACCATGTTATTATCATATTACAATAGTTTTATATATATTTTTTTATACCACGTCATAAGCGCCGTGTGTGTGTGTATACATGCGCGTATGTAAAAGCCGTTTCTCTGGGGGCGTTGATTGTCATTTTTTTCGTGAATTTCTGCAAGTGTGAATCGTTGCGGTGTGATGTGAGTATGAACCGTGAACCACTGCACCCCCATAGGGTGGATCGACAGCCCAGAGCTCGGCGGGGTAAGGGGCATAAAACTCTCACAAACACACGAGGGGTTTTAAGGGTATAGAATTTTTAGTTCGCAATTAGTCCGCAAGGTAGAAAGAAATAGGGTTGACAAGAGGTAAACTAAAAGGTATACTGTAAATGAGGTGGTAGGGAATGAAAAAAGTAGTGGTGAGTTTTTTAGTGGTGATTTTAATGGGGTTGATTTTTAGAGGCACAGTTTTATATGGTGAAGAAACAGATGACGTTGAGGACTTACCGCAAGTCGAGGTTCAAATTGAGGTTGATCGAAAGAATGGTGTCGGTTCGACATTTGAAATAGTAGTGCCAAGATTTAAAGAATAGAAAAGAAAGATGAGGTGCAGGAATATGGCGTTGAGAAAATTACTGACGAATGCAACAAGGGAAGAATTAAAGGCGTTAAATTACTTATGCAACGAAAACAGTTCATTTAACGTAAAAGGAATTCAATATAAAGCATATATGGTTGTTATGGGTAACGTAGATTATTTTGTAGTAGACGTGATTGACAACAGATTACCGACTAGAACGTTTTACGGAAAGACGTATGACGAGATAACAAATGTGTTTGGAGCATATTTAGATGGGCTTAAAGAAGCAGTCAAGAAATAAATGATTATCAAGGCGCACATCACAACAAGACAAACCTCCTTAGTCGATAAATGTGTTGATAGTAGCACCTAAAGATAAATGCTAAGGCAAAATGCACGATTGTCTTAGCTCAACTGGGTGTATAGTTCAGTCTGGTAGAACAGTCGGCTCATAACCGATATGTCGTAGGTTCAAATCCTACTAGACCCACCAAAAATAGAAAGTGTAAAAAAATGAATAGACGAGAGTTAGAGAACAAAATAAGCACGATAAAAAATAGTTTAGCCAAAGTAAACACCGTAAAATTAGAGCATTTAAAGTGCGAAAGATGTGGTTGCAACGAATTTACATATCACGGTCAAGCGGTTATAGGTGGTGTGTTGTTTAATGGATATGTTTGCGTAAAATGTTATAACGGCATAGCAGACCAAGTGATTAGGTAGTGTTTTAAGACGATTTTAAGTGAATTAAACAAGTTTTTAAATAATAGACTTGTTTTTTCTTACATTTAAGGGTATTTTATAAGTAGATAGGGGGTTAATTCATGGAAGAATTAGAAACTAAAGTCGATGTAGTTAAAGTAAATCTTGAAAGAGAATTGCCACCGATTGAAAAAGTCGATGAGCAAACTTACGCAACCGACGTTAGACGCTATGAAAACTCCTTGATAGAAAACAAAAGTGGGTTGCCGATTACATTTTCAGAGTTAGATGAAGTGTCAATGCGTCAACTTTTAAACTTTGTGAACCACAATTTTAACGAGTATACTGGTAGAATGACTTTTGGAAACATCGTAGAAAGTTATATGTTAAGTGGGGCATATCCAAATAGTTATCTTCAAGCACATTCAGAACACAACATTGATTACAACGATAAAAACGATATAAACAAAGAAGAATATTTTTTTGACAATAGGGAGTATGCAAAGATAGAAGTTGCTGCTTATCGAAACTGGTCGGCAAAAAAGTTAGACGAAGTAATGCGAGAATATACAACTAAGAAGTTTGGTGGGCTTACAGACAAAGAACTAATTGAGATGTCAACAAGAACTGGTTTAACCCAAGCTAAGACCAGCAAAGAATTGATGGAGTGGGTTAAAGTTGGAAGCAAGGTGTTTGGTATTGAGAAAAACGTTAAAGCACCACAAATCAACGTGTTTGTTGCCGGAGGTGGAGAACAACTTGCAAAGACGATTGTTCAAAGCACTCAAAACAAAAACTTCGATCTAATGCCAGAGATGGTGGTTGAGCATGAAAAATCTAAGTAACTCAAAACAAAAGATATTAACCACCGACAATTTTAAACCGATAACTGACGCAGAGTTGATGAAGTTGGCAGACGACATTTACGATGACGTATACGAGAATGAAATTTTAATAAATGATATGAAAAACATCTTAAACCAAGATGTATTAGAATATTCAAACACAGATAGACAAACACCAAAGTATGCACCTGGCTTTTTAGATAAACCGTTTATTGAGGGTGGTATACCTATAAGACCTAAAGACCTATCGGTATACAATGCTATAATGAGCGAAAATTATGGTATCGTTGAAATCGAGGGCGGTGTGCGTGGCGGTAAAGACGTTATTGCACTGCTAGCCGTATCGAGAAAAGAAATGGTTGCGCCAGACCCATTCGGCTTAGTATTAGGGAGTTCTCTGGAACATGCCTTAAGAACAGTTTTACTTGCTGGTGGCTTTGGACTGTTTTACACAATACCACATGGTGTGTTCATTCGTGAGAGTATCAACGGAGCGCAACGTGGTGTATACAAGTTTTTAGACGCTTATGGAATTGAAAAGAATATATTGTTTTATGGTAATGAAAAAGAAAATGATGGCAACAAGTTTCAAGGTTTCAACGGCATTGGTCTTGTGTATGTCAACGAAACACTGAACCAACATATCAACGGACTTGAACAAGGTATCAACCGTTTATCTTCTGCAAAGTCCCCTTTAATGGTAACGACACAAAACCCTAAAGGTGAAACCGCAGATTTCTACCAAAAGTTTGAGAAGCCAAAAACGACTGGTGATTATAACATCGGCATGATGGAATTCATACGAGATAATTACAAGGTTGCGTTTGACAAGGTAGAAGCAAAGATACTTAAAGACCGTGATGAAGAAAAATCGAAAGAGTTAAAGTTGTTTTGTAGTAAGCGAGGCAAGGGCAGTTATCAAACACTTACGTCTAAAGAACAACTGCAAGCCAACCAAATGTTGCTTGACATAAATTACAAGTATGACAAAATCATACGAAGCCTAACCGTTCAAAAGTTTTACCCTTATGTATTTGAGGGTGATTACTTATTTAACAAGTCGATGAAAAAGGTTGTAAACTTTGTTAGAGGCGAAGCAAACCCTAACAACATCAAGAACGCATACGATTTCTACTACGCTCACTACACGATAGATGACAACATCTCATTAAGTGATATGCAAAAAAACGACTTTAAAAATCGTAGAACTAAAGGCACGGCTTCATACGATCAACAAGTAATGGGCATAAGACGTTCAACAGAGGGTGCAGTTTATAGTGCATTTTCAACTGAAAACATCTTTAGTGGCGATATTACTAAGTTTGACTGGAACGATAAAGTGCGTATGATTGTAATAGATCCTGGCTTTGCACACCCTACTGGTATCACTGACTGGGCGTTTGACTTAAACAAAGGCGAGGGTTGGTGCTTACAAGAAAGATTGATAGACTTCAATATCGAGTATCAAAACCGAAAAGAGTTAGGCTCGATTTACATTGAGTTTCTAAAAATCGTAAGAGGTGCTAAACAACGTGGCGAACCAGACTATGTGGTAGTTGACCCTAGTAAACCAGAGTTGATTACATACCTACAAAATTATGGGTGGTCGGTATACGCTGCGGACAACACCAACTGGACGACTAAGCGTGAAGATAAAGAAATCAGTAATGAGGTAACGGCAAGAGAGTTAAGAGGTATACCGTTAGTTCAAACGGCAATCGCTAAGAATAAATTACACGTCCATGAAAGTTGTGTAGAGTTGATTAAGCAAATTGGCTCATATACCTACGTTGACGCTGACAAGAGTGGCAAGGAAAAGTTACCAGACTTAGGTGATGACCTAGTAGTAACTATAAAATACGCATGGAATACAATAGGCATAACACCGCAGTTATGGACTGAAAGTGATGGTGAAAACGTAGATGACGAGGAAAGAATGGCAGGAACTGAAAGCGAAGAAGATAGCGAATGGAACATGGAAAGAGAAATTGCCGACAACTTCTTTGGAAACGACTTCCAAAAAGACGATGACGACGACAAAGACTTCTTCTCAACCGACTTTAACTTCTTTAATTGAAAATAAAGAGCCTAAGAAACAAGTTAAGAAGCACAAACCGATTGAAGTTCAACAAATCATAGATGAGTTTAACCTTGATTTTATGGAGTATAATTTCATAAATGACGCAAGAGAGAGTAAAAACTCACAAACCAAATTCTTTGATAGTGATAACTTTAATGCAGTCGATCCATCATTGGCGATGAGAGAAAGAAACTCAAGATGGATAACATTTAACATACCAGCGATCGATACGCTATCAAGAAGCAATCCGCTAGTCAAAAAAGCGGTGAATTATCTTTCTAGTAAACCGTTAGTGAATGGTATAGACATCAATTTAAGCACCACAAAACTTACAAGCGAACAAATGTTTGAAATATTACAGTATGATAGAAACTTATATGCTTCTAAGAAAGACATATTAAGTAAAGGCTATCTATACGGTGGCGCTGCTGGTTTGATGTGGTTTGATGGGCAAGAGGACGCAGAAACTTTAAAAACACCGTTAGTCATATCAAAAATTAAAAAAGGTTCATTTAAGGGTATCAAGCCTTTATCAAGATGGTTTCAAATTGAACCAGCGTTAGAATTACCATTGATTGGTGAGGTGGGTGGCGATACTGGTTTTGAGGACGCAAGAGTAATTGGTATGCCAGAGTTTTATCACGTTAGTTTAAGTGGTGGTCTTTCTGGGGATACAAAAAACTCACGCTTCTTAGTTCACGCTAGTAGATTATTGCTATTTACAACCGAAACGCCATCATACATTGAAACCCAAGTTGAAAGATACTGGGGCGCAAGTTTGATTGAGCTAGCATGGAATGACTTACTACAAGACAAGAGATTGTGGAGCGCAACGACAAAGAGTGCCGAAAAGAACAACATGGGCGTATTGAAAGTCGATGGGCTTGCACTTGCTGGTAGCGTAAACAAAAACGTTAGAAATCGTATCATGGCAAGAATGGAACTTATTAAGTATGGTAGTTCAAAAAACATAGTTCCTATTGACGCTAAAGATGAGTTTGAGTTTGTTCAAGCAGTATTGAGCGGTCAATCTGACGTGTTAAAGTTGAACAACAGTAGAGTTGCTGGTGCATTAAAAGTTCCAGTAAGCGTCTTATACCCTAACTCTGAAGCCGATAAAGAAGATAGTTCATACATACAATCACTTGCGGAGTTAAACGACACACAAGAAAGAATACTTAGAGATTGGTATAGAGTTTTACTCTCAGTCATTATAAAGAGTTTAACTAACGTAACCATTAAAAATATTATGTTTTCGTTTAATCCTATCGAAACAACAACCCTTAAAGAAAAAGCAGAGGTTGCTAAGTTGAATAGTGAAACCTTGAAAAACCTATGGGACATGGACGGGTTAGATGAAGAAAGTTTAATTAAAGCTATTGATGACATTGGTAAAGACCCAGCGACAATATCACAAAACATCTCACAAGAGTATCGTGATTTCATCAAGGAGCAAAGAGAAAAAGGGGAATTCGTTACGTCAACAACTAAGAAATTAGAAATTGCGGAACAGTTAAATAGCATGAAAGAGAATTCCAGTGGTGGGTTAAGTGGTGTAGACAACCCAGCCAGTGAGTTAGGCGGTAAAGAAAGTGGTGGAAATCCCAAAGAAACAAAAAAACCACTAAAACGAAACGTCCTAAACCCTGACAAAGGTAAAAAGCAATAATGAAAAGAAGTAGGTGATATATTGCAAGATTACGACGTATTAAAGTTTAATTTGGTGGATAGTCAAGGCGAGTTTACTTATAAAATTAAGTTAAGCGACCGCATTTGGTATGACGACGACACTGGTTATCTATATTGCAATGACGCAGTATTAGGTAATGTAGGGGTGCAACTCTACAAAGGGCGAGAACTTGGTATGGCAGATAAAAATGCAACCGTTAGAGTTCATCGTAAGGCGGAAGATATCTTCGATCAAAAGTCGATGGATAGCCTTAAAGCAATACCAGTAACTTTAG